AAATGGGTCTGTATCAGAGATACCGCCGTTCATTGCCAAGTTACGCTGATCCGCAAGTTTATAAATTGGATCATTTTGTTCTTCGAGAATTTTCTTACGCTGTTCTTCGATTTCTTCGAGGGACATTTTCAGAATTTCTTGTGCGGCCCATTCATGCGAAACGTATACCCCAATAATGTCACGAACTTGTGCATAGTTGGTTAGACGCATTTGCATCATTTCGGCTTGCTTACGCTCGGCAAAATAAGAGTCGGCAGCGAATTTGACAAGAATTTCGTTTTTGTTCGCTTCCCATTCTTCTTCCGTAATGATTTTCTTCAAAATCAAATTGGTACGAAGCGGGTCTAGCAACAGGGTAGAGAATTTCAACAGCAAACGTTTGATGAATTTATCAAACTTCAATTCTTCACGGGTGATTTCAGTACCACCGGCTCCAAAGTCGATCATTGCACCCGATTCAGCACGCGAACCCGGAACTTGCAGGGCGTCATACAGATTCTGTTTGTAGTAATTCAACAGATCCGTTGCGTCCATGCTATTGCCACCCGGTAGGGTATCAATTTCAGTACCTTTACCGCCTTCACGGCGCGGCAACCACATGTCTTCCAACATGGACTGGGTGTTGTAACCGTTTTTAACTTTACCAGTCGTTGCATCATATGACATTTTGTTCTTGAAACCGGTCATGATCCCACGAACGTATTGTTCGGCTTTCGCTTTCGGGAGGTTACCAGTATCGATATAGAACACACGACGTTCCGGCGCACGGACGATCATGTAAATCAATGCAGCGTCTTCCAACATTTTCAGCATGTTGGCTGGTTTGATTGCTTGGTGAATATATGAAATGATCATTTTGCCATCCGGTGCCAATAGGCCGGAGTGTGCATAGGTGACCATATCGACCGGCAGGATATAATCCTTACGCATTCCGTATCCAACATGGATAGGGTCGGTCTTGTCTACTGGGCGGTACACAAAGAAGTCGTGAACACCAGTGACAATTTCATTACCATCAATATTTTGTTTTCTATTTTCTCGAACCTTAACAACTTGCTTTGGTTCCAGAATGCGCAGTTCTTGAATGCCTTTCTTCGGGTTGTTAGGATCAATTACCTTGAGCATAACTTTCCGACCATCGACGTACCAGTCTCGGAAGTAATCATACCCCTTGTGACGGTAATCAAGCATTTTCAGAATCAGCTTGAATTCTTCGGACATTTTTAGCTGGATAGCAACACTGAAATCTGTTCCGTCCAGATTTAAGCAGGCCGGGTCTTCATCCATTACAATTGCTTGGTCGCATATATCTGATATACCGGAATGCACTTCATGATTTGAAGCAATGTCGCGATACATATCAATAAGGTCTGGCAGGTTTTTATATGACGGTTCAAGGTCTATGCCATGCCCACGCCAGTTTTGAAACGCACCAGTATCCATGACATCATGTTCAATCGCCGCGTCGTCGTTAGCAGGGCCAACAATAGACGGAAGCTGAATAGTTTCGTCTTCGAACGGTTTGAACATTTTCTGGATGAATGTAGGTAGTGCCATTTGGTATCCCAATTTAGAATAGGGGGCCAAATGGCCCCTGTTTCACATTAAACTGAAGAAGAAGGTTCCCACCAGTCGATTGCTAGAGTAACTTCAAACGTTTCAATTTCGTTGTTGGTATCCCAGTCCAGTTCAATTGCTGCAACTGTAGTTGGGAACATCCCGACAATGAGGTATTGAACAGTCTGATTACCTTTACGGTCGAACTGACGAACATAACCATTTTTCTTGTAATCTTCCGGTGCGTCACCGTAGATGTTGCGATCTTGCTGGTGAACCATACGGCTCCAGTCAAGAAACTGTTCACGAACAGAATGACCTGTATCGTTGTAAACAGTAACCGTCCAGTCTTCGAATTCGCGGTCACCACCTAGATTGATTTTACGGTTCTGATATCCAACCGGAACTTTTTCTACCGTAGAAGCTGGTAGAGAAGTGGCTTTACATTTGAACTTGAAATCACGACCTAGGAATGGAATTTCGACTTCGAATAAGTTCGGACGGGCCGCATCACCAAGGATCGCGCCAATTTGCATTTCCAATGCCATTGTGTTTGTTTCCTATGTATATTTAGAAGGGGTCTTTTGACCCCCTCATTTAACGATTAGATTGAACCAAGAAGTTCTTGGAAATTTGCATCCGTGCGCGTGGCGACGAAGCTCAATGTCACGTAGTTGATCGAACGAGCTGGCTTGATCATGATCGCGGCGCGGAATTCGTTGTTATCAATCACTTGACCGGTGTTGTTACGTTCCGAACATTCAACGTAGTAGTCATAAACTCCACGCTGCGAACGGATACCTTCTAGGTACGCATTAACTTCGGTACGGAACGAATTACGGGTGAATTCGTCGTTGATTTCAAACAGACGGTATTTCGAAGCATCCGAAATAGCTTTTTCCAGCAAGTTGAACAGTCTACGCACGTTAATGCGGTTGAATGCCGATGGCTTGTTCGTAGCGGTCTTATCACCGTACATGAACGTACCTTCACCTTCCATGCTGATGATCGGGTTAATCTGTGCTTCATACAGGCGGTCGCGATGTGCTTGTTTCGGTGCGATTGCCAGTTTTACAACAGACTTGATTTGACCACGGGTTAGACCGGCTGGCGAGTACCATGCTTGAGCAACTTGGTCAGTGTTTGCACATAGACCTGCAATGTCGCCTGAGAGCGGAACCCAGCGGTTTTTATCGTTGTACTTGTCGTACTGGAACTTGTAGTTCCCGTCAATTGATACAAAGCTTGTGTTGATGTTCAAGTTGTCTGGAACTTCGGCGCCGGACGAGTTTACCCCATTACGCCAAGCAACAATGTTGTCTACCGCGTTTACAGTCGATTGGTTAACAACCAGTTCGCGTGGTGGCGAAATCAATGCAAGGCAGTCGGCACGGCTTGTGGCTAGATCCGATAGGTATTTCAGAACGGTACTTGCAACAGTAATTGGTTCATCGGAAGCCGCACCGCCGATCATCAGGTTAACAAAGATGTTCTCTTTGTCGCCCAACAGATCCCAACCCATTAGGTAGTCATCTGCACCAACGTTAGCATCCTTACCACCACCGAAGGTCATACCCAGCGATGTACCAACACCATCTGCAACCCAAGAATCGGAAGTTGCATGAATGTATTGACTTGGGCCTTTCTCGAAGAATTCATCGAGATAGATGTTTGTCCCGTAAATGTCCTTGTCACCAACTTTTGTAGAAACTACGAAAGTTTCAACCGGAACACCGTCGAAGTAAACAACAATACCGTATTGATCGGAAGTTTGTGGGCCATATTCAAACAATCCAGCAACCGACTTAACAGTCTTGGTAATACCCGATGGGAATACCGACATGTTGCCTGTTCCAGAGTTGTAATCTGTGTGGTTGATGATATCAACACTGATACGGTCGCCGTATGCACCCGGATACTTAGCAATAACGCTAGGAATCTGGTTTGTAATCAGCTTGGTAACTGTGTCCGATGTAAACGCGGTATGCAGCGCAGCATCGTTCGGCATGTAAACACCCGAATCGGTAAGCATAGCAACAGATACAACACCACCTGTACCAGCACCGCTTGCTAACTTCAACACCGCCTAATTGGTTTGTGGTTTGTCCACTGGCAATCGCGGCCATAACACCGGCAGAGCTGATGCGTAGCAGTTGCAGTTCACCAATGCTCGACACATCCATTACAGTTGCGGTTGAAATTACTGTCGCACCGGAGTTAACAGTTACATCATATGTAGCACCCTTAACATACCCAGTACCACCAGAAATAATCGTGGGGATAACCGCGTTGAAAAGAGGGGTCGAATTTTTTGCAGTTGCAGTATCTACCACACGCACAAAACGAAGGTCGTTTGCGTAGCGTAGGAAGTTTGCCATACTGAAAAAGGTTGCAGCAGTGTAGTCATTCGGCGCACCAGCACGACGAACCAAATCTGGTTCATCAACATATTGACTGATTTGGAATGCTGGCCCCCACTGTGCTTTACCTACGGTCGCACCACGGCCTGTAGCCGCGTTTGCGATTGTGGTACTAAGATCAATTTCTTTGACCTCATAACCCGGAGATAGCAATGTCATTGCGATTGTTTCCTCAAAGTGTAAAAAAGTTCTTGGACATAATCCAATTATCTAATTCTATTTATGCAAGAGAAAACGCGGTTTCTCTTATTTTTTACCGAAACTTGTAAAATTACTTAAAATATCGGTAAGTTGTTTTCTTAACCCAAAAATACATACCACACCCAATACAATGACAAAGGTAAACCAATTAGGCAGAGTATCGAGAATGTCGAACCCAGCTTTGATATTGTCACGTAGTTGTGGGATGAATACCCCAACCATTGGAATTAGAAACAACATAAACAGCAAGTCATCTAATAGGCCAAATTTTTCGGTTGGTTCGGGTGGGGTGCAAGTTGGTGGAGGGGTACAGCTTGGGGCTGCACCTTCATCCGGCTTTTCAGTCTCTGTAGTCATTTTTCGTGCCTGCAATATCCGCAATAGCGTTAAAATCCAATTCATTTTCCACGACCGTATTCTTCTGGCTTAGAGCAGCACTTAGCGAGCGCTAATTTCATTTCGTTTACGGCATCGGTAAGTTGACGCTGACTGGTTTTCATTTCGTTAACGAGGTCAGTATTTGCTTTTGTTTGGGCTTCCAATAGGATCATCATCCGGTCTGCCGCCCGTTGATCTGTTACCAGATTGTCAACAGTCGTCATAGACTTTTTAATAACCGCTACATCAGAGTTAATCGAAAATACCCACGTACCCATAAAGGCCAATACCAAAATAATCACAGGTAAAATCAATTTGTCCCAAAGAAAGTTTTGAGTGTTTTCAGTGCTCATTTTCTTAGTCTCTGCGATTTGGTTTGGGTGAGTTAGTCAGTAAACCAACTCACGTCTTCATCAGTAGTATCAAAATCCCCATCATCATGTAGAACGAACCCCAAGAATTCATCTTGCAGTTCTTCAATGTCCTTATGAAACAGTTCTTCCGGCATCCGTTGTCTACGATCAACGTAGTTATCAAAATCGTCGGTAGTCGAAAAGTACGCAAATACCACCAGTGCCATTACCAAGTCGTCGTGGTAACCCTCGACGGCTGCGAATGACAGGCTTTTTTCTACGAATGTTGTAAATTCATCCGCTACTAATCTACTATTTATAATCAGTTTATCCAGTTCAATTAAGTCTTTTAGGGTCGAACAACCAATCGCTTTAGTGCGTTTGGACTGTTTGATACCCAAATCGATACCGCCGAATTGAACTAAATTCTCATATTCAAGATCCAGATACAGTTCTTTGGCAACTAGAAGTCCCTGACTCGCAATTTCAATTAGAATCTGCGCTTCATTGTATCGAATGGCAAAGTTCATCAGAAGTTGGGGTAGGTACAACGGGGATACTTTGTTGGATCTATATACCGCAACAATTTCATACGGGAACCCGGTTACATCAATCATGACCGCTGTTGAGTAGTCCTGACCCCGGCCTTCGGCAACGTCAACTGCACAGAAGTATTTGTGCCCCGGTATTGCATCTTTGTAGATGTACAGATCCCTGTCTTTTGACAGAGGTTCGATAGCATATTTGATCATATCTTCGATTTTCGCAGATTTAATCAAAGTACCCGAACTAGATCGGAACTGACATTCGTATTCTTGTTGGAAGTCATCTAGGCTGGTGTTACCGATGGTTTCCATTTTCCATGCTTCATCCCGGCCCGGTACGTCCTGCCATTTGATGGAAAACGGATAGAAGCCGGATTTACGGTCTACCGCTTTACGCCAGATGTCGTAGAAGTGGTTCATGCCGTTTGGCGTCGAAACCATTAGAACTTTGGTTTTCTTACCAGACGAAACAGTTGGATACGTCGATTTCCAGAATTCTTCCCATTCATGTTGTGGGATAAACGCGACTTCATCGATGAACAGCATTGCGAACGACTGACCACGAACCGAACTGGAACTGGTGGCGTGCGACGATACCTGACATCCGTTATCGAGTTTGATACTGGTTTTGTTCCATTCCAGAACACCCGGTTGTAGGAAGTCCGGCAAATAACGGAAGCCCTTTTTAACACGGTCAAGAATTTCAGCGGACGTAGTTGCCTTGTTCGCCAGAATACCGATGTTTTTGGTTTGGTTGAAAATCATGTAGTGTAGGATGAACGCGGCGGTAACCGTGGACTTACCTACTTGTCGTGGACATTTCGAAACAAAGAATCTATTATGTTCCATGTTCCGCAACATGTCTTCTTGGAACGGCCATAGATTAAACAGAACCATCCCGTGGTCAACATGAACAATTCTCATGTACTTCTTAACAAAGTACACAATATCGTCACGGCAACGTTTGAATTCTTCTGCCATTTCGGCAGTCATCGGTTTGTTCTGTTCCGCACGGCGTAAATCCATATCCCCCATATAACGGGCACGTTTATTATCACGATCTTTGAAACAGGTAAAATTATCTGGATCAACGGATTGGAAGTCTGGGGCTTTGATGAAAGTTGATTCTAGTTCTTTACCATCTTTCTCAAGCAGTAGTTTCAACGCTTCCGCATCGGTCATTAGATCCGATTCGTAGGTAGCTTCGACTACTTCACCATCATTCGGTAGCTCTGTTTTTTTCCGGGTCATATTTTACAGCCTTTGAATTTACTTCTTTTTCGTGGGTATCCTGACGGGTGCCCATTTTGCTCAGCAATTCGCCGTGGGTTCCGATAAAGACTTTTTCCGCGTTAATTTGTTGGTTGTTGGTTGTTATACTGGCAACGGCCTTGGCATCCTTGGTGACTTTATGCACGTCAACCAATGCTTTTGATGCTGATGTCATTTGAGCCATTAATTTTGCAAACGCCTCGACCATCTTTGGATGTTCGGCAAGCATTACCTCTGGGGCCATGCTTAGAGCGAGTTGCATCATAATCTCTTGTTGTGCCCTCAGAGTCGCCCTAGAGGCGTTTAGATCGTCCCGTAGGCTAGGATCTAGGTCTGCTAGGTCAACGACGGGATTCGTCTTAGAAACGACTACAACAGGCTTAGGACGGGTTTCCCCGCCTAGCAGCCCATCAAGATCCCCGGTTTCCAAAAAATCGAATTCTTCATTATCCATTTGGATATTCTTCCGTGGTTTGAATTACATATGGATCGGTGATGTTCGCAGATTCTGGAATAACTTCATTGGTTACCCGGTAAATCGATGCAGCATCATCTAATAGGCTTTCCACTTCACCGACAAAGTTAACAATTGTTTTCTTGATAATATTGGCGGATTGGATTTGTGGGTACAGATATCCGTATAGGTCGAATGTCAAGTTCCACACAACATGCCTACGATCATCTGCCATCAACCCAATCATTTCTTCCGCTGGCTCACACTCGGTTAGATTGATGTAAATGTCTCGGTCTACAACCCCGGCCAACGAATACTCTTTGATCTTGGCGTTAAAGTGCGGTTGGAAATACGGTAGAATCTGTTCGATAATCTGCAACATGTCGTCTTCATATCTGGTGTAGATACAGACTTCAAACTCAAAGTTATACGGAACAGGCGCCAATTGTTTCTGGTGGACCTTAACCCCATCAACTTCGACAACGTTCATCGAGTATTGCAGGGTGTTGACTTTCCGTTTTTGATCATATGTCATCTTACGCATGAAGAAACTCATGCGCGGCAAGATGGTTTGCATTTCTGGGAAATTAGGATCTGCGCCGTTTTTGTTCATGTTCTGCAAATAGGCGACGAACTTTTCTTTCGATTGATACGTGATCGGCACAACCATTGGAACTGTTTTATCCGGGCGAAGGATATTCACCTTATTGAACAGGGTTCCCATCAGTACGACGTAGTTTCGTACTGACTTGTTGTATTGGTGGTTATCGGTAAACATTAGTAGTTTGCCCCAAATGGATCATTTTCATCAAATACTGTAAGCGCACTGCCTTCGGACTCGATCTGATCAGATTCGGAGTAGTCTGGGCGGTCAATGTCGCCATGCGTACCCAATTGAATCAATTCATCCAGAATATCCGAAGGAATATCAGTTCCTGTAGGATCTGGGATGGTGGATCTATTGATAAGCGGCATGTCTTCACGGCTATAAGCAAATTTCTGTGCGGTAATTCTACGGAATGGTAATGTTCCGTTAGGGTGGAACGGGTCATCCGCTTCAACCCAAATGATTTCGAATAGCGAAGGTTGACCAGATGCGGCGCGAGCATCCCACATAATCAGGTCACCCGGACGTGGGAAGAACCCATTGGTCTGGTGTGCGAACATGTCAGGCTGCACGATTAGATCAATTTCATCGTTAACCGAAATACCAAACTTCGAATAGAAGTCCTGTTGCCCCTGCCAGCCATTGT